TGTATCCAAGGCAGTACACAAAAACTAGGACTGCCGGTCAAGTCTTTGATTTGTTTCTGCCAATCACCCAGTTGAGTGTTTTCTGGGTGTAGCCAAAATACTTTATTCATTGATTGATATCTCAGTTTCTTGCTCATGCACACCTAGGAAAGGACTATGTGGACCGCACATTATGATGCAGGTTGAACTGGATCTGTCCTTCCATTTTTGTTGCCACATGGTTTGCCATTGCTCAGATTCGATGATGTTTTTAAATCCAGATTCTAGTACGTTTAATCTTGGAAACTCTAGTACTTGCTGACGCACTCGTTCTCCTTCCTCAACAACTGAATCTTCTTCATATAGATTGTATTTTTTCAATAATTCAACATCGTAATTTGTATATAAAAATGCTCCGATCATACAGCAGGGGCTTAATTGATAATGTGCATCGATGAATAAATCTTTATCTGCAATTGCTACACAATTAATTTCATCTGCTTTTGGCCATTGTTGGTGCCCCTGAATATCCGACTTGCTAACAAATTTAATCACGCTGTCAGATGGTTGTTCGAGATTATACAGGAACTGCCCTTGATTATCAACTACAGGAAACGGCCTGCCGTGACGTCTACTAGTTTTCATAGTAAATTGTCTAAATCCCAATTGCTTAGATAAAACTTCTGCGTCAGCAACTTGATGTTCGTTGTGTTTGAATCTGATAAAATGCCATTCAGTAGTTCCGCCGGCATCGATAAATGTTTTAGCATTTCTTAAAATTAAATTATAACTAGTGCCTACTCGATAAAGATGATGCGTATCTTCCAGCCCATCTATGGCAAATATCACATTATGATCGTCTGGCAATGCAGATCTTAATGCTTTCCACCAAGCAGTGGATCTTAAACTACCGTTGGTGTGTATGTCTATTTTAATTGACGGTGCATTAACTTTAACGTATTCACACATTTTGATAAGATCGTTGTTTAATAAAGGATCGCCAAAGTTGCCACAAAAGTTAATAATTTTAAGCTGTGCTAGTACATCTACAGTAAATATTTTTATAAAATCTTCCAAGGACCAATCATTGATAGGTAACAGAGGATTTTCTAGGCCGCCGTGAATATTTCGGGGACACATAGGGCAACTTGCTTGACATCGATTAGTGATTTCTAGATGAACACTTTTAAGTTCGTTAAAATTAAACATTTGATTTTCCTATGATCATCCAGCGTGTGTATAGAGGTAATTCTAATTCGCCAGCCCACATGACATCTATATGGCTCTGTTCTTTAAATTCATCCAGACTGTTAGCTGTACGTACATGCTCTGGTATATCATAATTATTACTTTGAAGAACCAGCAATTGATCTCTAGTGCGTTTATCCAACCATGTAGTGTATTGTTCTTGTGTGATATGTTCGCAACTAGTATTAATTACAATGTCCACAAAGGATATTAAATTACACATGTCTCCAGTGCCTGCTTGGAATCTGCCCGCTATCTCTTCGGCCTTGTTCATCATAGTAGCAATTGGTTCACACGCAGGATCGATATCAAGGCTATAAATTCGTTTGATCGGTATGTCGCTTTGAAACAACATGCTGGCTAACACACCAACCCATCCGCCGTGTATTTCAATACTTGCTGGTCCTTCCTTACCTGAAAATTGTGTACTCAGTGCGTTGATAAGCCATTCTTTACTTTTGAGCTGACCCTGCCAGAAAGCATCCATAGTCCGCATAGGATCTGGACTCTGTCGAATGGCTTGCATCCAATAGTGTAGGTGCTCTGTATCAATTTTCAAATTGTTCTCCTAGCTTGTCAAACTTACCGCATTGTTTAGAACATTCTTTAATTCCACATGTACTCCAACTGCTTTCTATTTGATCAAAATAACCGCTGTTAAAAATTTCATTTAATGTTTGCTTGTGTAGATTAGGCCAATGTCCTATCGTATCTAAGTATTGTATTCGAGAGTCTTGCGTAGGAGGCATTGGTTGTAAATCTAACCAGCAACAAGGAGTTATTGTGCCTTCCGCCGAGACATATATCTGATTGTCTTTCTTTGCTTTGCAATGAATAGATGGCAGTATGTCTTGCTCGGCAGTTAAAACTTTGCTGATCATATTATTGCTTTTAGATGTAGGATATAATATATATTGAGTTTTTCCTAGTTCATCTAGTACATGAAGCTTGCCATCTTTAAAACGACTTGTGTGTTTGACATAGAAATCGTTGAATCCCAATTCTTGGCTTAACTCCCGGCATTGATCTATCTGATGTTCGTTGTGTTGGAAAGCTAACATATCCCAACGTGCATCACCGCCTGCATTAATAAATGCTGTTGCATTGTTGATAATTTTTTTCCAATCAGTATCTATCCTATATAGATGATGAGTATCTTCCAATCCGTCGATGCCAAATACAATTCTTACTTGTAACCTTGCCAGTGCTTCAAACCATTCAGTTGTTCGTGCGCTACCATTGGTATGCATGACCAAAGTCATCTCTGCATTATTAGTTCGTAAATGTTTAAAAATTTCTAGTGTGTCTTTGGCAATAATAGGATCTCCAAGATTTCCACACATGCTTAAATGGTTTAATTGTTTTATAAAATTCACAGGAAACCAATCTTTAAATTGTTCTAAGGTTATTTCTGTTAAATCAAAAAACGGATTTAAAAGACCACCATTGATGCGTCTAGGGCACATAGGACACCTAGCCTGGCACTTAGATGTTATTTCAAGATGTATGGCTCGTATCTGATCTAATTTATACATGTCAATATTATATTTTTGTTTTTAATTCATTGTAAATGATTTCTGCAATATTTCTATTTGTATTAGGACCCGGATGTCCTTTCTCGTTAGGTCCCGGTATGTCTCTAGCATTGTCTATATGGATACATTGTTTACAGTCTAATAATTCTGATGTAGCATAATCATAAGCAACTTCGTGTATCACTGTTCGGTCTTTCCACACCTGTTGAAAAATTTTCTGGGCCATCACTGCATTTGCAATGGTATTGTATTCTTTTTTCGACCACAAGTCCATGTAGCTGTCTTTCTCAGAATTCCACGGCCCATAATGATACAGTTCATATTTGTCATAGTACACGCATCTTGAATGATGCGGCCAAGCCATTATTACTGCTCGAGGGGTGGGATAGCCGGCTGATAAAATCACAGAATTATGTAAATTATAATTGATAGATGATCCGCCTTGTCCTAGATTTATAACCGGTATCTGCATGATGTTTTCTAACTGCTGACTCAGTGTATGAGCATCATCGACACCTACACCATACACATAGGAACATCCTAATATGACTATCGATTCTGCCCAATCTATCTTGTTAAATTCCTTGGTTCTATATCCTTTAGAATTATATGTGTATGTGACCGAATGATTCCTATAATACCAATCTTGCGGTTGTATTTTTAAATTTTTTTCATATAGTTCTTTAGTGTCTGAGCCGGACCAATGCTTTGAGTGCGGAGAATTATCTAAAGGTAAAAAATTATTTTTCTTTAAATGCTTATCCATTCTAGTGGGGAAAAAATTATCTAACATGAATTGGATCTGTCCTTGGGTATTTTGCTATCAGCCGAACTCACACAGCTAGGTGTAATACAGATTCTTGGATTAGAAATAAGATCGAATCCATCTGTCAGAGTTCCTAACGGTGCATCGTGACAACTATACGATCTCTTGACCTCATTGCCTCTTATTATAACACTTTGATATCCGCTATTGCAAGTCCAACCTTGGAATTTATTAAAATTAAAAGCATTGAATCTTTCCGCTTGATCAAACAGATATTCTTGGCCTGTTTGATCATATAGTGCAATTTGATATACTTCCTCGCCGTGTGCTGTTTGAGGAAATCCAGTTTGTAATAGATTAATCATTTCTGCAGTATACCCATCGACTACTTGACTCGCAGTGGGATCGCTCTGTGGTTTGAGGGTGACATTGATTCCTCGAGCATGCAATCGAGCCATGCGTTCATACAGCTCATAGAACTTTTCAGGTACCATTACTTGGTTAACGGTGACATGGACCAACTCATACTGTAACTGTAGACACTTGTCTCCAAACTCTTGCTCCTTGGCAAACTCATCATGAAATGATGCTGTGATACTACGGCGTTGTAATAAAGCAGTATTAGCACACCATGTGTTCCACCATTTTGATCCTGGCGACAAATTGGTAGTCATGTGTATGCTCTGGTATGTGCTTTCTGTTTCGTCTAAGTGTTTTACCAAATCCGGCAATTGCTTGTATGCAGTGGGCTCGCCGCCGCTGAAGCTCCAATGGAATTCAGTAAATCCATTTTGTCGAGCCTGCCGTTTGATTTCGTCTATGGCGTTGGTGTAGATTTCAAATGATTGATAATCCATTCGGTCACTGCGAGCATACGGCCAACAGTAGGAACAGTTATAATTACAGAAACGGCCTAAAATCCAACTGGTAGAAAATAATGGACGCTGTAACATGGTGCGTTGACCAAATCTTATTATGTTGTCGAATGGTATCTTTGTGAAGTCTTGTGTCATAATCTGACAGTATTT